GAGCGTACTTTTTGTTGAGACCGTACTTCAAGAATTGGTTGATCACAGACTTGTGTGAAACTTCCAATACTTGAACCTTTTTGTCTGTCCAGTTGTAGACAGGCCAGGTCAGGCAACGAACAGGCGGGCGCTTTTCAGTCAAAGACTGGTAAGCCATACCTTGTGTGTAATTTGCGCCAAGCTCGGCGTCAATATCTTCGCTGCTTGGGTTCTCCAAAAAGCGAAAAGGCTTTTTACTGCCTTCGCCCACGGGATCGCCCCAAACCATCCAATATTCGGCTGGATCAGCTTCGAGCAAGGCAAACTCGACGTTTTGCTTGTGCTCAAGCTTGCTGTAGTTGAGATAGTCGTCCTTTGAAGAACCACCACTTTCCTGCTGCTCGTACTCTTTGATGAGATCAGATGAGATTTTCATCTTTACCTGTGTAGAAATGCACGTCACTGTGATGACGCTTCTGAAATATACACAAGCGTTGCCAGCCTGTCAACCTGGGGTAAGATGAAAATCCCCGGAGTCAAAGCAAGCTCCGGGGAAAAGAACAATCCCCAATTCGTATAGTACATGAAACTGACAGATTTTGTCAACTTGCTCCCAAAAGGTCTGGTATATGCCCCGATCTACCGCAAGGGCGCTCCAATGGAGTCAGGCAAGGCTGCTACTGGCAAAAACCCTTTAGAGGCCAGCTTTGATCACAAGATGAATCCGGCTGACGTAGCCCTGGCGATCCAGAAAAACCCTGACCTTCAAGCGGTTGGCGTCTTCACTGGCATCCGTGGCAATGGCATCGTCATCCTTGATGTTGACGCTGGACTTGACAAGCTTGAAGATAAATATGGGCCTACACTTATTGGCCCCAAAATCACATCAACTAAGCACAATGCTGCGAAGTTTTTGTTTACCGTTCCAAAAGAACTCTGGAATCAGGTAGAAGGTCGTGGCCTTGGTGATTCTGATTACGAAATCCTCTGGAACTCAAAGCGTCAAGGTGTAATTTTTGGTGCTTACCCTGGCGGGAAGCACTCAGAGCCAGGCCAATATAAGTACGAAGATGGAGATCTTTACGACATTCCGGTTGCGCCTGATTGGTTGTTGGCTGAAATGAAAAAGCCACCAAAGACCCTCGTCACAAGGGATCCGGACTTCTCAGACCGTACTGAAGAGGAGATCTTCGAGATCATCAAAGACTGCCTCAGTGTCATCCCTAACAAAGGCAAAGGGTCTAGAGATCAATGGGTCAAAATTGGTATGGCCATTAACTCTGCACTGCCTACAGAAGCAGGCATGATGCTTTGGTCTGCCTGGTCTTCTGAAGACCCTGACTACGCTTCAGAGTGGGAAGACGGCAATCCTTGCGAAGAGACTTGGTACTCCTTCAAGAGCGGTGGCGTTGGACTGGGCACCCTCATCTGGTTGGCTGACCGGGAGGACCCAGAGAGGCATAGGTTTTCAGAAACCGTGGCCCAAATCGTAAAAGACGCAGAAGACAAGAAAGTGCAGGACTTCCGTCAGCACACCCTTGACTTCAATGAGGTCATCAAACGCGCCAAGAAAATTCTTGACCTCGAAAACCCCGCTGAGGTCAACTACAAACTAAATAGCCTCGCCTTGCAAGCTGGCTACAGGGATCAGACGGCGCTCGAAAAGCTCATCGTTGATCAAATAGCCTTTGAAAAGAAAGTCGATACCGTCACCGTCGAAGAGCTGATGCAGATAGAAACCAAGCGCGAATACCTTATCCCTGACGTTCTTCCACACCCCTCCGTCATCCTCATTTACGGCGCTGGTGGTGACGGTAAATCCACAGCAGCATGGGCAATCGCTAAGCACATCGCCTCTGGCAAGCCTTTCCGCGTTCGCGGTGCTGACGTTCCAGTAAGCCAAGGCCCTGTCCTCCTGCTCAATGGTGACCAGCCCCTGGTTCAGCTGAAGGAACAGCTCATCGAAGCTGACTTCCCGATCACAGACAAAACCTTCATCAGGACTGACTGGCAGCTTCAACGCTATGCCCAGTTCATCCGCCTGATGGAAAGCATCAAGCCCAGCTTGGTCGTCATTGACTCTCTGATTGGCTGCTCTGGTGGACGAGGCTTTGACGAAAACAAGTCTGATTTCGCCACGCCCCTTTACTGGCTCACCAAAAACAATGGCGAGCTGTTCCCTGCCACCACAATCCTGATCATTCACCACGCCAACAAGAACGGCGGATTCCGTGGCACCTCAGCCATCCGTGATGCTGTAGACGAAACGTGGTCTCTCAAGCGCACAGACCCCCAAGACAAGGGTCCAAAGCTTCAGAGCCATGAACGCCTCATCGAAATCGAGAAAAGCCGTTCTGGACGCTCTGGGACGCATCTGGTGCTTGGCCAGAACGAAGACCTCGATTTCTACATTGCCGACTTCACGCCCGAGGTTGATCCAGACGACACCACACCCTCTTCAGTCCTTGGCCGTGTCCTCAGCAGGCTGCGGATTGCCTACCCAGAAACACGCACCAAAAACGATCTGGTCTGTGACTCCCTTGTGTCAGGCACTGCCTCCGCAATCAAGAAAGCGCTCCAACGCCTGGAAGATCGGAACCTGATTGTCTCGAACGTCCCAGAAGGTTCTCGTTCCAAACATTATCTTGCTGTTCTCGCGTGTGGAGAGGGTAGGAAGGCTGTCCCCTTTGGTACGAATACCAGTGGTAGTACGGCTTTTGGTACGGGACAAGAGGTGGGGGACATGCCCCTCTGTCCCCCTCTGATGGATGGAGCGGTTGAGATTGAACTGACCGACGAAGAACGGGGACAACTCTAATTGTCCCTACCCCCTGTCCCCAAGCACATCCCTTGGTACGCCTAAGGTTTGAGCGATTGGGGACAGTTTTTACATCTATACGCGCGAGGCATGAACTGGACTGAAATCCTTAGGAAAGGCGGCGTTCCAGACGCGCCGGGCTACCAAGAGACAGTGGCCAGCTTTGTGGAACGTCCATACAAAAAGCCCGCCCGCAAGGCCAAGCCTCCCAGGAGCAAGGCCAAGAAAAAAGCCAAATAACCTGCTACACTTTGCTCCGTCTACATTGCTACTCGATCAATTGAACATGAGAAGAGTCTCAACATTCCTGCCAGAAGACCAAGTTAAACGCTTGGATTTTGAAGCCAAACAGGCTGGCAAACAGCGGTCAGAACTGATTCGCGATCGGCTACTTGCAAGAGAAGGAAACCTCCCAAGCGCAAGCACAATTACTACCTATGATTTTCACCAGACTGTTGCAAAAATTCGTCGCCGCCATCACTCTAACCTTGATCGGGTACAGACTGAAGTCCTTGTCGCAGCAGTCCTTGTCGAGTTCCAAAAGCTTACCCAACGTGACCAAAAAAACTAACTTCTATTTCGTTCACGTTGCTGAAAGCGACGACCTCATGCCTTTAGCGATTACTCGCTATACGTCGTATGACGACAACGACAAGGTTCTCAACGTAGAGCAGGTTATTTATGAAAATGACCTCTTCTATCTTGAGACAGAAGTTGCCATTGCCCTACAGCACGGCATTGACGTAAGCCTTATGACTTGCGAGCCTTTTTCTCATTTCCCGAGCATTGAAAAACTAATCGAGCAGACCCATGGCTAACCTTTTCAAGATCTACAGGCAGTCCAACGCATGGGCTGTCGTCGAAGCCTCAAACCAGATAACGTTCCACCAAACCCTTCCTAGGGCGATGGACTATGCAGCAGCCCAAAACCGGAAGACAGCTGATTTTGGAGCGTCTAAACGAAGCCATCAGGATGGCAACGACTGCTGATCTACAGCGAGCTGCAATCTTCTTGGAAGGAGCCAAGCAAGTTAGGGCTGGCTCTAAAAGACAACGCGCTTATTCGCGCCAAGAACAGGCAACTTCCTGGAAAAAGAAAGTTGACAGCTCCATAACATGGTAACGTTGGTGTACTACAGGATCAAACATGAGTGGCACGCACGGTTATCGCGTTTACGTTCAAGTCTTACTCGAACCGTTTCGTGGCGAACTTTTCAGTAGAGAGGCCAAAGAAGCAGGCGTGAAGCCCTCCGCCTGGATGCGCCAAATAATCTACAACTACCTTCAGGAGAAGTATCCCGATGAATACCCTGAAGCAGAAATCAAAGACGCTGCCAAATGGCAAGAAGCCGTCAAAGCTCGCGTTGAAGGCCGAGCTTTACAAAAAAGACTGAGGCCCAAGGCCGACTAATCACAAATACGCTGCACATCTAGCTCAGCCACACGTCCCACAGCCTGTTTAAGCAGCTTTGAATAATGCCAGTTCTGCCTGGTCAAAGCACTGCATAGCTGCTGGAGCGCATGAAGGTCTTCGGTAGAGCTGATGCTTCGGACTTGACGTTCCAGATTCAGCTCTTCCTCAAGGGTCTGTTTGACAACCATCCAGTCTGCCCAGGCCATCGGTTTGCTCCAAAGATTGCAATATCTTGCGCTCCTCGGAGTAAGGAGCCCTTGCACGCATGTAATCATGTACCCCCTGCATTAGCCAGTCGGGCGGCCAGCAGTTGCTCCAGTTCACAGGTTGAATACAAGACATGACCACAGTGGTCCAAAATGCAACCAGATATGACCAGAGCCAATACAGATTCATTGCACTGGCTCTGGGTCTGGCGGTATATCCACCTCAACCTCTTCGATCCACTGCCGTAAAGCCGCACCCGTGCTGGTGTACTTAGGCCACTTCACAGCCTTCAGCAGCTCTTCCCGCGACAGGCATATATAGCTCTTTTCAGGTTCCCAAACTAAATAGCTCGGTGGACCTTCACGCGGGTGGCGGTAACGCACGATCAAAGCGTTTGATCTTTTGAACTCTTTTGAAACTGGCATTGGAGCAGATTCTGTGTACCGTTGGATTTCCCACTTTCATTAGCGGGTCAGTCAGGCTTGCCAGGGGCACCCGGCCTGCTAATTAGCTCATGGCGCGAGAACCATGCGCAGTGCCCCAATCATTCACTCATCATCCACAAGGATCACCCAGCCAGAACCTGGGCCTTCCACCATCCAGCGTTGTTTAAACGTCCCACGCGGCACTCTGACATTCTTGCCCCCATAACGAGTTTCATGCCCGCCACGCTCAATGCGTGGAGCGCCCATTGGATCGTGCATCACCCACTGTGCATCTCCAGTTGATTCGGTGCCCTCAAACCCAACCAACACGCTCCAATGCCCGCAAGAGCGTGAGTCACACATAGGCGGCTCACCGCGAAGCATGTTGCCCTTATGCAGCCACCCTGCAAGAACAGGGCGACCGCTGGCAATCTCTGCTTCGACTAATGCGCCGTCTGCATCATTCCTGAACTCTGCGTGGAGTCCAAGTTCTCTCAGTGTCCTCACTTGGGCCAACACGTCGGTCGTGTCGCCAAATCTCTTCCGCACCTCCCCGTACTCTTCGGCGCTGCCCACCTTGCCGTACATAATGGCCAGCATTGCTGCGGATGCGTCTAGACATCGCCTGTGGCCCCTGTAATCAAAATCCAGCTGGTGAACATAAGGGACAACCGCCTTCTGAGCAATGCCGCTAGCTTTCCACGCCTCGAACCACGCTGCATCCTCAGCTAACAATTCTTGTGGCAGAGCATCTTCCAGCTCTTTTACTGCTGCTGCTTGATGGGGCGTTCCACGGAAATACTCGAAGAACGGCAAGAGGGCAAGCGCCATCAGGTTTCCAAGGCGAGGCGTCATCGCTCTAATCCTGCCGCGTCACAACCTTTGCTGCCATCAAGAAAACCTGCGTAATAAATCAAGCCAGCGCTAGTCAGCATCACACCAGATAGCACCGTCATCACTCCCAGAAGCACTGTGAAGATGACGCGCTTACGGATCACTTGTTACTGGTTGGTGGAAACAGATTCTTTTCCAAGAACGCTGCGACAGAATCATCCACCGTGTTATCAGAGCGTTTTGCGTATGCCTTGATGAGATCTACAACCAGCCGTTTCAAACTCTCAGACCGCAAAAACCGAAAAAGGATTGGCTTCAGGATCAAGAACATTTGAGTTCTCCAACTATTGAAAGTCTAGTTTCTGTTTGCGTGGCCTTCCAGTCGTGCCACTGCTTGCTCTAAATCACTCAGCCTGGCAAACACTTCCTGATCTCTACTCTTGATGTCAGTGTGTAGCACGTCGAGCTGCCTGCTCAAGCCGTCCACAGCAGTGGTCAGACGCACCAACGAATCCCTGCCCTGCTGGCTTTGCTGCTTCAATCCTGTGATGCCAAGCCCAGCCACGGTGATTGACGCACCAGCTGCAGCAGCCCAGACTTCAACCATGCTCCGACCTTGGCATTGACTCCATCATGGCAGAACCGCAAGAAAGTCAAGAAAAGGAAGGCGTTGCAATCGCTGACCTTGTGAAATGCGCGGTTTTGGTATGGAGCGCCACATTGCTGACTGTCTCTTATCTAGGTTTCTTTCCTCAGATGAAAATGGACAATACTTTCGTGGCTAGTTTGCTTACAGGGGCAATGGCCTCTTTTGGTATTGAGCGTAAGACTGCTAACCAGCAGAAAAAACAGCCACCTAAGATTGATTCAAAGGAGCCACCAAAATGAAACACTTCCTGCCTTTGGTTACGTTGCTGGCTTTTGGCCCAGCAGCACACGCTGATCTAAATCACAAGATTCAAAGCAGTGTTTCGCTTCAGGTTGGTGGCGCGATGACAACCGCAGAAAGAATCGGGTCTTCATTCAGTATCAGCGGCTCAGGTGTTGATACAACTGATGGCAGCACAGCAAACACCATTTCGGCAGGCACAATCACGTCCGGTGTTTACGCTCCAGGCACAATCGCTGTGACGCAGGACACACCTGGTAACGCTTTCAGCTTTAGTCAGTCATACCTGCAAGGTGACGCTGTTCCAACCTCGGCTGTCGCTACGGGGGCTACGCCAAATTTTGGCAGTTTGCAGTCTACGACTGCAGGAACCGCAGGGAGTCTTGCCGGAACCATTTCAACAACAGGTGCGATGGCTTTGACCGCGGGTTCTGGAAATACATTGGCGATCGGCCAGTTCGTAACTGAACTCACCATCGACTGATGCGTGTTCTGATTCTGCTGTTGTGCGGACTAATAGGCGAAGCGGTTGCTTTTGCCAAGCCAGCACAATCCGTTCCAGTGGTGCCCAATTTCTCAACTGGTTCGATGACCAGTCACACAGAAACAAGCAGTAAGGTCACTGAAACAATTGTCAGCGAGTCATATGGCACGGGCTGGCAATACTCTGTCAGTGGCACCAACATTGAACCCGTCAATGGAGCAAGCCTTACGCCAGGCACAACAACAGTAAACGGATGGTCAGCCCTAGACGTCACCAAAAAGCCAAGCTGGAAGATCGCCAACCCCGGTGGTGCGTTTCAGTTTGTCGAAACGTATTCAGGGCCAGGACTCAGCAACGTGACCACTATCCAGCGGGTCACCGAAATCGAGCAAATCACAGACACTATTTCTACCTTCTCGCAGTAGTCCTAGCGTCACCAGCTAACGCCGAAACAATCGGTGGCGTGTCTGCCACTGCCGCTCCAACCGCAACCAGCTCTGGCAGCGTCACAAATCAAGCGGTGATGATTGCGCC